TTACCAGAAGAACCTGCAACTGTACCAGACGCACCAGAACCACCTGGAATAACAGCACCACCTCTGGCACCTGCGGAATATCTAGCCATCGCTCCATCCATCTTGGAGGACGGGATAACGTATTCTGGTTCACCACCTTCACCAATCATTCCAAGAGTAGGAGAACTAACGACTCCTCCATATTGAAAAGCTTTGAAACTACCTGCTCTATAAAATGCTCCTTGTTTTGCTACAGCTAAACCAAAATTTTGCGAACCTAAACCAAGATCGGCAGAACCAAATGGTATGGCACTAGGTCTTGGAGAAGAAATATTTCCAGTAAAAGCATTACTAAATATACCTAAGATTCCTCTTTGAACGCTGTTGGCAATCATTCGAGCCGCCATATCTATAAAATGATCTCCAATTCTTTGGAACATATCAGCAAATGCCTGTTGAACACTTCTAGTTCCTCTTATAATATCTTTGAAAGATTGAGAGAAAGAAGTAGCAATAGCTTCTGAAGCAGCAAGTACTTGGAATATAGGATTTTGTAATTTAACCATTTCATCATTTAAATTCTTTACGGCATCAGAAATAGCATTTAAATTTAATGTACCTGATATACCAAATTGACCTTGCGATTCTCTAAGTAAATCAAGTAATTCTCTTGCTTCTATTATTCCTTCTTTATAATTTTCTAATAATGAAGTTTGATTCTTTAAAAATTCCTCTTCTAATTCTTGACCTCTTAAATCTCCATAATCAGTTATTTTCATTCCACCTGCTGCTCTTAAAAGCAACATAGCAGGTGTATTTGCTCTAAATTTATCAAAAGCACTTACTTCCTTTGCTCTGGCTACACGGGCTTCATGTTCTGCTTTTGCTTTAGCTTTCACTAATGCCAGTTCTACAACAGCAGCATCATTAACTTGATTTTGTAATAAAAGTTGTTTTGCTGCCTCATTTCCAATTTGCTTTCGAGAATCAAATATTTCTTGTGCCAATTTTGCTGATCTATTTAAACCTGCAAATCTATCTACTCCTCCACTATCTGTACCAAATATCATAGCCATTGATCTAGCTATTTCTCCAGAACCAAACTCTCTAAAAGCATTTAATACACCAAAAGCCTCTTCTTTCGTAATGTTTAAAGATTTAGCAAGATTATCAATATCTTTAGCAACTAAAGCTGTCGAACTTCCTGTAGCACCCATCCTCGTATTAAGTTCTGCTAAAGATTTATTAAATTCTTCATTCTTTTGAATGGCAGAACCTAAAGCTGTACCAATAATTGACAATGCAAATCCAAATTGACCACCTATCAGACCACCTGCAAGTCCTCCAACTCCACCACCAATGGCTCCAGCACCTGTCTGTCCAAATAAAAGCGGAAAACCACCACCGATAAAAGCACTACTTAAAGCATTACTTCTTGTTCTTGCAAATTCTTGTTGCCTTTTCCTTCCTCTTCTAATTCTAGATCTTCTATTTATATTCCTTATTTCTGCCTCTACCACAGTTCCTGATCTAGTAGGATCAGCAGTTCTTCTTAAATTTTCTTGTGCTTCTGCTAATTCTTTTGCTCTTTTTGTTGCTTGAGTAAAAACTTCTGCTAAATTTTGTACTTCAATTCTTTGTTTGTTAAATATACCTTTACCTTTTATTGCTGTCATATTAATTAAATTATTAAAATCTCCTAATTGACTATTTATTGAGTTAACAGATTTACCAAATTTTTTTGATCCATCTAAAAATCCTTTTACTGTTAAAGTTGCTTGTCGAGTTGCTACACCTATAGCATCACGCATTGGGCCTGTACCACCAATTCTTCCACCTCTTCCAGAATCATATAAATCTAATTTTTTCTTTTTTAATCTATCTGTTATTGCATTTATATTTTTTAATGTTGACTCAACTTTATCTAAAGCTCTTAAATTATCTATTTGTAATTGTATTGCTGCTGCATATTTAGCGTTTGCCACTTGAAAAAAGATATTTTTTTTATTCTACCTTCGTCTACGAGCTTTTTCCATTTCTTTTTCTTGATCTTCATTCAATACTTGAAAATATGCACTCCAACCCAGTACTTCTTCAAGAGTCATTTTTCTAACCTCAGATAAGCTCATGCCTAGTTCTTTTGCTATACCAAATTGCAACATCATAAAATTATCTTTTCGCAATTCAGCACTTAGCCTTTTGGGTCAATAGGCTCTTCTTCTTCCTGGATGACACATAGCATTAATTTTTGTAAGTCAGAATCTCTTATTTCATTCTTCAAAATATCAATCTCACCTAACTGAAATAATTTTTCACCATTTTCGTCTTGTGCTTTTGTTAATAACAAACGTAAAGCAAGCTCATTTGTGTCATCTTTTGATATTTTTAAAGCTCTTTCCTTTTCAGCTAATGTCAAAGGTGTAACCCACATCTCAAAGACCGTTCCATCAGATAATGTAACTTCTTTTTTTGTTGCCTCTAAGTTTGCAGCTTTACGCAAACGATCAATCGCTCGCATGGTCTTATTTGATGCCATAAAAATAATATTATTACCCTCTCATTCTAATGCAGATATTCTAATATCTCAACAATTATGATTTAGATAAATCAAATGTAGGCTGTGCAGAAGGTCTGAACTCTACATTTACTGATTGTGGATCATCAGGGTTAACACTGAATCCAGCAGATGTTAATGTCGCATCAAAACTTATAAAACGACTTAATGTATCACTAACAGTACCGCCAGAAAACACCTGATCTATATAAAGCTTAAATGAAGCACCTACCTGCTGTCTTTGTAAAACGTCCTTAATCATTCTATTGGCAAGAGTTGTATCTTCATCTGTCATATAAACAGTTGCAGAACCAGAACCATCACCAAAACCTGATATAAACTTTTTAAATGGAACAAACTGTCCTGGTGTTCCTCCAATAGTTGTTACATCAATCTCATCTCTAGTAATCTCAAAAGTCCATTCTCTAACCTGAGAAACACTCTCATGAGCACCATAAGCTATCTGAAATACGTTTGGAGAAGCAGCAGTTCCTGTATCTGTAATATCAACAGCAGAACCACCATTAGTAGCAGAAACTGTTAATGCTCCTGTAGCAGCAGTATAAGTTTTAATAAAAAAGGTATCTGAAGTAGTCAGACCAGCAGGTAAGGTACCTGTACCAGCAGCACCTGTCTGTGAATTAACAACAGAAAATTTAACAGGATCTCCTGCTTCAAAATTCAAAAAAGGATCGACTGTGATTGTTTCCGTACCGGATAAACAAGTAGCTGCCATAACGTAAATGAAAGACCTAATTATAGATTAGCGTCTTTTCTGCAATTTGTTTAGCTTAAAACAGTAGCAACATAAGAAGTGTCTATCCTTCCTTCAAACAAAGGAGGACTTTCAGTTGTAGAAAATGTTGGTCCATCAATATTACCAGTTTTAAAATAAACACCAGTATTTATTTTTGCAGCATTATTTAAAGTTTCTAAAACATTAACAGCAGTAGTAACAAGAGTTTGATTTCTTGCTGGTCCTTTACCTTTTTCAGAATAAACACGAATAATAATTGCACCTCTTGCTGTATCAACACTGGAAGTGAGAGTCACTTCATTTGTAATTCCAAAAGTAATATTTACTCGTACATATTCTGTAACACTTCCAACTGGTGCAGCAGTAATATTATCAAAGAAAACAGGAACAGAAGGTGATAATCCAGAAAATGCTGTAAGCATTGGATTCTCAACGGCTGCTCTAATTGCTTGATAATTCATTAAACTTTAAAACCAAACTTAAAACCTTTACTTAAAGCAGATTTCATTTTACCTCCTTTTACATAAGTAGTGTACCAATCTAATTCTGCTGTACTTCTTGCATTGCCTATTCCATTTGTAAGCTCACCCCTAAAAGTATCTTTTGTAATATCTCTTTTGCCAGTATCAACAGGTTGTTTTCTTGGATCGGGTCTACCTCTAGGGAAAAACCTTCCAGGCTCTAAATCTAAAGCATAAACTGCATAATCAGATATGTTTGTAATTTCAAATTTACTTACTCTTCCGACTTCTTTAGTCTTAATTGATAATTTCGGAATATCTGATATTTGATAAGGATAAGTGCCACCAGTACTACCACTTGCACCTTCTCCAAGAGGTATTGCAATCCAATTATCTTGAAAATTACCATTCCAATTTGGCCCTTCTTCAGCTAAATCATTAATAATCTCTAAAGCTGCATATCTTACTCCTTCATTTACAAGTTCTCTTAAGTCATCAGGTAAAAAACGTACATCTCTTCGTGATGTTCCAAAATACCTTCTACCTGCTTTAGAATACATTGCCATTATTGAATCCTCACTGATAAAGAATGATATACAGGTGAATCACCTCTATATGTTGTCACTGATGTAATCTTACCTTCTACTGTAGAACCTGACTGTGTATATTGAACACGATCTGCCTGTGTCGGATAATAATCTCCCAACTCATTAGCACCAATTAATACTCTCACATTTGTAGATTGCATCGTTCCATCATCTTCTGACGAATTAATAACAGATATAACTCCTTTTACAGTTACGTTTGTGTCAGATCCTGTCACAGCACCAGTTGTAGGATTATATGTACGAGGTGTTGCCGTCTTTA